TCAGCTCTAATTAAGATATAACCGTTTTTTAGGTCTATGTCCTCTATGTAGGCTACTAGGCGTAACCCGGGAAACTCAGCCCGGGCTCTCTTAATTCTTGCGTTTACATCTTCATAACCGTCTAGAAAGCTCATTTAGTTACCTCTTTTAAGGCCTTAGCTATATTGCGCCCTCTTAGGTAACCGTCGCCGTGGCCCTCACGGTAACCCGTACGGTAGGCAGCTAGCATAAACAGGCCTACTATTAGTACAGTTAAAGTAATTACAGCTATATCAGCTAACATATTTCACCCTTTGTTAAGGCTGATTAAACTACACTAAGTAGCCCTCTCAGCGTGTAGTAAAAGTATGAGCCCTAACACCGACATAAGGCAACGCGACACGCTAGCGCTTCAATTTGTCCTCTAAAAGCATTTCATAAATACGGTCTACCCGGGCCTCTATACGCTCAACCCGGCCTCTAAGGTTATGCCCGCCGTTACCGTCTGGTAATAACTCACTTAAATAATGCTTAACTAAATGGCGTACTAGCCCAAGCCCTACAGCTGCAAGGCTACAAAGTCCTAGCGTTATAGCTAATAGGGTTTGGGCTTGGCTCATTACTTAGCGCCTACGCCGTATTGCTTTTCGTTAGGCTGTAAAGCCTTAACTAACGGCCCAATAAGACCGGCTAAAAAGGCATTAGCCAATACTTTAGGGTCTGTTATACCGGATATGTATAAAGCTGCAACGCTTGCTAGCGCAGCGCGCCCATAGCTGTAGGCAGCTGCCTCTAATTGCTTTTTGTTCATTTGTCTTTCCTAAATGCCCCTTAGTTTATTTGAGTAAGTACCCCTACTGTATGCGTCCCGCTATCTGCAACGGCATAAAGTGCCTCGTGGTCGCCCACGGGTACAGTTAATTTATCACCATTATCTAACTTATAGCCGTTACTTGTCGTTACGTTTGGGCCGCCTAAGTAAATAGCGCCGCCACCTAAATTATGTATATTGGCTGTCTGGTCAAAATCTGACTTAGGCACTATTACTGTAGCCTCAGTACCTACCACTACTTGTGCGCTAGTTGGCATTTTCTTGTCCTAACTTTGCTATTAGTTTAGCGGCTTTTTTTGCATTTACACTAACCTCAAAATGCATTTCATCTTTACGGTTACGGTAATCACCGCCCCACGTTAGGCCATACTTTTTAGCTAGCGCTCTAATCATAGGTACTTTATCAGCCGGGAAAGTGCCAACAGCTGCTAACGGGTGTTTAGTCGCGTTTAGGTCTATAGCCGTACCGCTGCTATGGCAGCTTAATTTATCTGTAGTACCGCGTACCATACGGAAAGCGTAGCCCCACTCATCTAAAGCGCCCTCATCTATTGGCTCTATTAGCGCGTGAAACTCAGCGGCAAAACCTATTAGCAAAGGTGCTACAGCCTCAGCGCATCTAAGTTTTCTATTAGTGCCGGGTACTGCATAACTGTTTATGCCAATTTCTGCCGGGTCTTTGCTGGCAGGCCAGCCGTTATAGCTTGTAAGCACTAACTTTTAGTCCAATGCTCCGCCGCGCTCTAACCAAGCAGCATAAACAGGATTAGCGGGGTCTTTTGGAAAAGATAACTTAGAGCCATCTGCATTAGTAATTTCTATATGGGTTTCACTATGCCCCTCAGGATATACATTTGTTATTTCTCTAATCATAGTTCTGCTATCACTCCTAAGTATCCAGCGGTATTATTGGCTTGGCGTAAAAAGTAAGGTCTATTGGCTACTAAACCTGACGCAACTGTAAAATCTATTCCTAATGTTTTATTAGTCGCATAAGTGCTAGCTAAAGTTACCGCTGTTATGGCTATATTGCCTGACTCCACATCTGTAACTTCAAGATTTGCAGACTCAAGGGCGGTAGGAGCTATTCTCATTGTAGTTGGCATATAAACTAAAGCTAAACCATTTGTAGCACTATACCTAAGAGCGCTACCGATATTGCCTCTGCTATTTGTAGCATCATTAAACCTTACATAATATCTTTGGCAAGCATCTAACTCTCCAGCTGTAGTACCGCCAGCATATACAAATGCTGTAGCTGTTGAACCAAGCTCTAATTTAGCTTCACTTACATATAAAAAATCCCCTAAAGTAGTATCGGTAACATCTGACCATACAAATAAAATTAAGTTTTTTGTACTAGCAGTATCAACGGCGGCAGATATAGAATATGTAGCATAAGAGGTAGTAACGTTTAAGTTTGTTGGGCTGTTTTCATAAGTAGCGTTAGCAATTAGTGTAGGGTTAGTGCCTTCAACGTTCCAAGCTGAAATAATATCACTTGTAACTGTGTCGGCAGTTCCAGACCAAGCCACTATAGCAGCCTTAACGTTATCTAGTTTAGTAGTAGCACTCACCTTAGCCTTAAAACTAAAAGTAACTGTATTGCCAATTAAACCTATAATATCTTTATTTTCTATAATTGTTGCTATGCCAAACTTTTTATTTACTGTTTCTACATCTAAGGCAATAGCAAACTGTCCGTTAGTTGGAATTGTCGTAGTGTCTTGTGTAACATCTATAACATCATTTGTATCGGAAAGAATATACCAGCGGTCTAAAGTATAAGCATCATCGTTATTGTTGCCAGCGGTAAAAGAAGTGCCTCTTTGTGAAATAGCAAAACCGCCGTTAATTAAATAATTTTTATTTACAGCGGCAGCAGCAGACGTATCTATATTAGTCCAGCTTGCTCCTGTGTATTTATAAATCGCATCATCGCTTTTTAAGTAGGCAATTTGTCCTTCTTGCGGTGAAGTTATTGCTGCATCTCTAGCGGCTGCATCTGCAAAAACTAATACGCCCTGCATTAAGTAGCCGTTTGTGTCGGCGGCTGTTAAAACCTCACCTGTAGTAAAGGTCTTAAACCCTAAGCCCGCTGCCATTGTTCCCCCTAATAAGCCAATACGCCGGTGTCTAACACCCCGTATAGGCTTGAGTCTAGTATAAAGCCGTCTATTATCGGCTCTAGTGTGGTAAGTGTCGTTTTCCAGCTGTTAGGCGTAATTGCCATAGATACGCCAAACACCTGTAAAGTCTTAGTTAAAGTAGATGAGCCGGGCTGGTTTGTAGTAATGGTTATAGGGTCAAAAAAATCTAGGTCTAGGGCTGCAATTATGCCGGCATTATAGTTATCTGTGTATAAATCTAGAGTAATGGCATCACATCTAATAGAAGTTTCTTTACGGCTAGCTACATAGGCTTGAGCGTAATCTAGCGCCTCTGCGTCTGTCTGCATTAGTAGGTTTTGTTGGTTATAGCTGTGTGTAAAGTATTTATCTATGCTTGCTTGGTCTATTGCTAGCTGCGTAGTACCGCCTGCCCTAGTTATAGAAGCCGCGTTAAATACCAAAGTATCATCTAAACGCCATACAGCGTTAAAGTAACCTATATTTGTGCCGTTATCGTTAAACACCGTAGGTGTGCCGCCTATGCTAGCTGTGGTTACGTTTCTATCTTGAAATACAAATGAACCGGTAGCATCTACATAGAGCGCCCCGTATTCACTTAGGGTAACCGTCTGCATAGCTGCAAGGCTGGTACGGGCCGTGCCGGGGTCTGTCTGTAGCGTAGTTAGCCCCGCGTCTACATCACGCATAGAGGTAGGCCAGCCTATCTGGTCTAAAATCTGGTTAATGCGCGTACCAGATAAGTCGCCCGCGCTAGCCCCTGCTACTGTTGCTATCTGTGCATTTTGCGCAAGTCTAAACGCGTCTACCGCCGTTATTGTGGTATAAACGACATCATTAGCATTTTTAGGCGTAGTAGTGTTATAGCTAGTAATAAAGCCGCTAAATATAGGGTAAGTAACGCTGTTATAGGTAGCAGATATAGCTACCTTACGCATAGGGTCTAATAACCCAAAGTAAGGGCCGCTAGGGTTTTGAGGGTTAAAATCACCGTTTTGGTCTACTATTCTTAAAGTTAGTGTACCTGTTTGGAATTGGTCGGCCTGTGGGTTACGGCCTCTGTTAGTTTGTATTGTATCTACTACGTCCGATACATCTACAATTACAGCCGCGCTATCGCTTAGTATGTTTGTATCTAATATGCCCTCACCTAAGATCATAGCTTGGGCAAAACTAGGGCCAGTACTAAAGTTAATAATAGCGTTTATTACTGGCAGGGTCATAGCCCACCGGTGTAACGCAACGGGTCGCCCCTGCGCTCTAAATCTAATATAGCTCTTTGTACGGCTAGGCTTATTGTGTCCTCACTACCTACTACACCTGCATTTACGTTTACGGTTATGTTATCTGCCATACGGAAAGCGGCAGGGTTAAAGGTTGAGTCAGCGCCTATACCCGGGCGCTCTGCAATTCTTAACTCTCTAAGCCTTGCTTGCTCATCACCTAAAGCATTAAGCGCATTAACAGTAATAGAGTCTTTTAATGTATCTATATGCTCTTTTAGTAAAAAGTTAATGCCCGTGCCTGTGCTAGTAGTTTTGCGCAAGTTAGTTAAAGTTTCAATTTGTTGCTCTATAACAGTAGGAATAGTAACAGCGCCACCACCACCGCCGCCACCACCACCGCCGCCACCGCCGCCGCCGATCATCTGCACTAAATACTGCCCCGTCTTTGGCACTGTCCAAGTAGTCGATGTGGTAATCAATA